TTACTCATGCTTTCAGAGGACACAATGACTTGGAGAGATACGAAATTCTCGGAGTTCGCTACACATCGAATCATCCAATATGGACTACACGTGGGTATATTCCAACCTCGGAATTAAAACCTCTTGGCGTTGTGAAGGTCATAGGATGTAGTGGACTCAAGGAGAAAGCCAATGGAACGAAAATGCTCATGGTGCAAGAAGTTATTCGACGCGGATATTATCTCAAGAAAGTTTTGCTCAAGGAGTTGTGCTTCACGTCATCTGCACTCTCAGCCGCACATAAAGAAAAAGATGAGGGGAGTCATGTTGGACGAAAAGAAAACGGGTCTTCTTTTTACTCTTGGGTGGAGACTCATGCGCAAAAAGAACTCCCAGATAATGCGGGATTTGGACAGAACGGTACGGGAAGTAATATCGTTTGCAATATCGAAACCGGAACAGGAAACTACATAGCGAATGGGTTGCTGGTGCATAATTCGCACAAGATAAAAAGTCACTCAAGCGTTGTATCAAAGCACTTCGGTAAGTTAAATAGACAAAGCAAAAAGAGAGTTTGTCTCACTGGCACCCCGATGAGTCACTCGCCTCTGGATGTGTTTGGTCAGTTCAGATTCTTAAATCCGGCAATTTTCGGATACTCATTTCACCAGTTCAAGATGAGGTACAGCATTCTCGGAGGATACAAGCAAAAGGAAGTCGTGGCGTATAAAAACATGGATGAGTTGCATAGAAAATTCTACTCCATTAGCCAGCGTGTTCTCAAGGATGATGTGCTCGATCTGCCTGAAGAGGTGGATGAAAATATCGAGGTCATCCTGTCGCCGAAGACGCTGAAGCATTACAAGGAGCTGGAGAAGAACTTCATTACGGAGATCGAGAGTGGCGTCGTGACGGCTTCTAACGCGCTGGTAAAACTTTTGAGGTTACAACAACTCACAGGAGGGCATCTTGGCTACGGTACAGAGGGGGAAGTCGAGGAGATTGGAGACGAGAAGCTCAACGCGCTCTCGGAAGTCATCGAGGGAATCGGAGACAATCCCGTCGTGGTGTTCGCTCGTTTCACTTCAGAGATTGATGCCATCCAGAAACGGTTTGGCGATATGGAAATTTCATCTTGCAGAATTGACGGACATAAAAAAGAGCTTGACATATTCGTGTCGGGAGCCGCGCAAGCCGTTGTCGTACAAATCGCAAGTGGTGGTGTCGGTATTGACCTCACAAGGGCGGCTTATGCGATATACTTTTCCACTGGCTTCTCTCTCGCAGATTACTTGCAGTCTAGAGCACGAATACATAGGCCTGGGCAAACGAGGAAGGTGACATATATCCACATGCTCGCGAAGGACACGGTGGACGAGGACATAGCGGACGCGCTCGTGAAAAAGAAGAATGTTATTGATCATGTACTTGAAGGAATGCGAAAGGGGGCGAGATAGATGTCGATTCAAGCGATGGATGAACAAGCCATGCCACGGTTTCTGTTGAAGACAGACCAGGGACAGTGGCGGAGCGATAATCTGGCAGAGCTGAAGCACTACCTACGTTCGGAGTTTGGTAAGCGTCAGTTCCTGTATGCGGAGATCGTGGACACAGCGAATAGCAAGGTTCTGCTCAACGTGGACAGGGCTGGGATGGTGCAGTGGACTGACGATAACTTCAAGCAGTTTAAGGGAGCTGCACAGATGCAAGATCCAAGAGGTGAGTACGCGCATTTCATGGCAAATCAACCCAAGATGTTTGACGGTGGGGATCAACCATAACGAACCACTTTTTGAAAGGGGGTGAGTGAGATGTCAGTAGAAGACTTCAACAAATGGCGCGGAGAGTGCCCGATTTACGTAGCTCGAAAGGAACGCAAGTACACGAGTGTTGACCTTGCGGGATTCCTTGATGTGAGTCGCCAGCTCCTGAATGACTGGGAGGATGGACGGCGCCCGACCGACGCGCAGTTCGTGAGGCTGGTCGGAGTATTCGGAAAGGGCATTGAGAAGGAGTATGACGCTTGGTTGGCTAAACGTCCAGTCGTGAAAGGATAACATGAACACCGAAAATATTAAGAAATTCGTCTCGTTAATTAAAGCGAAGAAACATACGGAGGCAAATCTTGACGCAATAAAAGATGAGCTGAAATCGCTCGAAGATGGTATAATGACCGACTTCGAAAAAAGCGGGATGAAGAATTGTTCAGTGGATGGCATGACTGTCTATATCCACCGAACGCTGGGAGTCCAGCCGAAGGTGGATAAGGCGGATGTCGTCCGCGCCCTCAAGGCCTGTGGCATTGGGGACGAGTACGTGAAGGAAGACTACAACACAAACTCATTAGCCGCGTATATTCGGGAGGCAGCAAAGGAGGAACGTGAACTCCCGGTTCCATTACGAGATGCGATAAACGTCGTCGAGGTATTCTCAGTCCGTGCAACCACTGGTTCTAAGGGAGGAATCTAATGTCTGACGAGATGGTAAAGCAACTCGCTGACAGAATAGGAATTATCGAGATAATGAAATCGCAAGCGGGGGTCCAGATCGTAAGCGATACGATTTTCATTATTGTCACGATTCTCATGGTGGGAATCTCCATTGCATCATGGGCAATGCTTCGAAGATTTCGTGAGAAGTATGGTGAGATTGTTGTTTTCGCTCCAATCGTCACCACTGTTTGCGCCGTTGTGCTTCTTATTGGAATGCTTTCAGGATTCGATCTTTATCTGACGGCAATTTTCAATAAAGATGCTTACGCTATAATGAAAACCATTTCACTGTTAAAACATTAAGGAGAAAATCATGAGTGGAGAACTCACAGTCGTCAAACCGCAAGACTATGCTATCACGATCTCTTCGGAGCAGGTAACGAAAGCCCTTCGTGAGAATTTGGGAGGGCGTCCCATCGGTAAGTTCGATCTGGAACGCGTGAAGGTTCCCAGCCAGGGCTCTACGTTCTTCGCGGTTAACACGCTGGAGGGGGAGCAGAGCGTTAAGGAGTTGAAGGGAATCATTCTCAACTGGTCAGAGAAGCGCATGTACTGGAAAGATAAAATCGGAACAACGGGTGCTGGAGCTCCGCCGGATTGCGCGAGCGAGGATGGGGACGCTGGAGTCGGGGAGCCGGGTGGAGCGTGCGCCAAGTGCAAGTATGCTCAGTTCGGATCGGCGGTCAAGGACAACGGAGACTTCGGTAAGGGGCAAGCATGCAAGCTCGTACGCTATCTGCTTATCGTGAAGAAGGAAGACATGATTCCTTTCGTCCTGTGCGTTCCGCCAAGTTCGCTTGGACATCTGCGCAAGATGTTCCTTCGCCTGTCCAGCAAAGGAATGCCTTACTATCAGGTTGAGGTTGCGTTCACACTGGAGAAGGCACAGAGCGGGGACGGCATTACGTACAGCACCATCATGCCGAGGGTGAGTGGCGTGCTGGACAAGGACACCATAACCGCTATCGAGAAGTACCGTGAGCAGGTTCGTGGAGCTTTCGAGAACGTCGATGTTCAAGAGGAGGATTATCATGCAGTCAATCAATAACGTTCAGGATTTGGGAATCTTTCAGAAATTGATTTTTGGAAATGGCAAGGGGCATACGGTCGAGGTTCACGTCAGCAAGATGGGGGACTCGTACTTTGGTATTGCTCTTGACCAACTCGGAAGAGGACATGCGTTCCCTATCGAGGGGGTGCGCACCGTTGATGGTGCGTTCTCTGAATTCGAGACGGCGTTCGAGGCATTCAGGAAGGGCGTTATCGCTCGGGAAGAGGCGGCTGAGAAGGAGAAGGCCGCTAAGGAATATGCGGAAGCGACAAAGAAGCCAGAAGTCGTTGTCGCGACGAAGATTCCCGAGGTGAAAAAGAAATGAATACCAAGGAGTTCTTCGACGCCATCTTTGAGTGGAAGGAAAAGGATGAGTACATACTCATCTGGAGTATCACCCAAGGCAAGAAGATCTCAAGGTACTTTAAGGATACGGAGGGGGCAGCGCAGTACGCGCTGTCCCTCCGTGATAAGTCGGAAGTGTACTTTGGGCTTTGCCCTGGAAGAGAAGAGAAAACAAAGTACGAAAGATACACAGCAAACGAAGTGTCGTCACTCCATTGCGTATGGCTGGACATAGACCTATACAGTCCAGCGCATAGCAAGAGAAGGCTTCCGGTGGACATGAATGACGTGAGTAAAGTTTTCGAGAGAATCAGGTTTAATCCAGACATCGTAGTGGACAGTGGTCACGGGTTGCACTGCTACTGGTTACTTAAAGAGCCCGTACCCATACATAACGTGACGGACAATATCAACGTGGGTGATACCATGCACGATTGGATGGATCACATGAAGGACGTATTCGCAGAATTTGGCTGGGAAGTAGATTCAACATGCGACTTGTCGCGTGTGCTGAGAGTACCGGGGACACTCAACCATAAACTCAATCCTGTTAAAGAGGTAAGGGTGCAGAATGTCGATCAGCTACGAGGAATTCAAGGAGTATCTCAGCCAGGTAGTGACGCCAAGAAAGAGATCAGCGTCATCGAAGGCGATAGTAACGTTTGACTGGAGCAAAGAACCTCCGATTCTGGAAAAGCAATTAAAAGCTATCCAAATAAATGATAGGAGATTCGGCCAGCTCTGGAGTCATTCCATACAACTTCCACGAGATAACACGCTGAGTGGGTTCGACAGTGCCCTGGCGTGCCTCCTCGTGAAAGCAAACTGGGATGACGAGTGCATCGCTCACGTCCTATGGCAACACAGAACGCACTGGCGAAGTAACAAGATGCACGAGACGGATGATTACTATAGCCGTACAATAAATAACGCGAGAGCCCTAACTGGACATGATGAGAATACAAGTGAGCACAATGAAGAAATAGATAACATCATAACAAGTCCAGGGTCAGATGAGGAGAAGTCGGAAGCACTTCTCAATACATTCTCTAAGATGTGGGGAGTCAAGTTATTCTCTCTCACGCGCTACTTAACGTCACCGCCATCGTTCTGCCTATCCACTGAACATGGGAAGGTAATGCTCAGTAGCATGAAGGAGTTGCACGACCAGACGGAGTTTAGGAGAGCATTGGGTGGCATGGCGAAGGTGATGATTAAGCAGGTTCCGAAAGATGTATGGGAAGAACGGGTAGTGCAGATACTCCTGAAGGCAAGCGTGGACGCGCCTATCGTCGATGATGCCACGGTGCAGGGGCAGGTGAAGATGGGGATAAGGGATTACTTGAGAGAAGTTCCTGCGACAGAAAGCAAGAGCGAGGCGGGAACCGATGGAACTCCATACAAGAAGAATGGCAAGGTCTGGTTCTCCTCAAAGAAATTCTATCAGTGGTATCAATCGAAAGGTGGAGACAAGATAAGCGAAGCGAAGTTGATAAGCTGTCTGCAGATTGCTGAGTTCGAACACAAGCCACTCTGGCTCGCGGGACATTCTGAAAAGAGATGGGCGCTTCCGGAAGGATTTAAGATTGAGGAGGAGGTGTCAGATGAAGGAGATTAGAGTATTCGGACCACCGGGGTGCGGAAAGACAACTACGCTAACGAAGTATGTCAAGCAAGGTGCCGAGAAGTACGGTGCGGACAAACTCATGGTAGCCTCCTTCACTCGCACCGCCGCGCAAGAGATAGCGGGGCGTGATCTGGGAATACCTGAGAGCAAGGTGGCCACGCTTCACGCTCATTGCTTCAGGGCCATAGGGACTCCGAAGATAGCTGAGGATTCTAAGAACCTGAAGTTGTGGAATGAGAAACACCCCGGCAAGAGGATAACAGGGGGAGGCGTGAATCTGGACGACCCAGACATGCCATCTCTTGATGAGGATGGTGACAGGCTACTCTGCATTGCCAATACGCTGAGGGCAAGGCGCGTGCCCACATCACAGTGGCCAGCGCCAGTGGCCGCCTTCATGGCACAGTGGTGCGAGTTCAAGAGTGAGAATCACTTCATGGACTTCACCGACCTCATCGAGTATGCGCTGGACAATATCGAGTTCGCTCCAGATATGCCGACTGTGGGAATATTCGATGAGTATCAAGATTTCACGCCTTTGGAAATTGCCCTGGTAAGGAAGTGGTCTGAGCATATGGAGTATGCCGTTGTTGCTGGAGATGAAGATCAACTTCTTTACGGTTTTAAGGGTTGTGATCCAAGGGCATTCCTTGAGCCAGATGTCCCTGCAGAGCAGAAACAGATTCTTCGCCAATCATATAGAGTGCCACGTGCTGTTCATAGTTATGCGTCCAAAATAACTGGACGCATAAGTTATCGCGAACCCAAAGAATATCGTCCACGTGACGAGGAAGGAGAAGTAAAGTGCCTCTCGACATCGTATACCAATCCAGACATGGCCGTCCAACTGGCGCAGAAGTTGACCGCGGACGGGGAGACCTGCATGTTCCTGGCATCGTGCGGGTACATGCTTCATTCGGTGATGAAGACGTTGAAAGAATCTGGAGTGCCATCCGGAAACAGATACAGGCAGAACAAGAAGCAGTGGAACCCGCTGGATGCAAAAGCTCGTGACATCATCTTGTCGTTCGCACGCAAGGACAGACTATGGACGTGGAAGGAGCTGACTGATATACTGCCCATCATCTCAGCCGATTACTTGGTACAGGGGGCAAAGACACGTATTGATATGGAGACCGTGGAAAATGAAAACGAAGAGCTCAAAGTGTCGGAGTTGCTTGAATACTTCCTCCCACAGACGCTCGACGAAATTCTTGGAGAAGCAACAGCTAAGTGGCTACTTGACCACGCTATCGCTTCCCGAAGAGAGTCTCTACGATACGCGGTTGAGGCTTTTACGAATGGAGGTAGCGATGCGTTGCTTAAAGCGCCACGCTGCACGGTTGGCACAATACATTGCTCTCCGGGAGACGAACTCGTCCTTACGAAAAATAGAGGAGAAGTCAAGATTGAAGAACTCGATCCAGAAGAAGACAGATTGGTGAGTTATGACAGGAAGTGCAATAGGATTGTTGGAGGGCATGACAGATATAATTCCGATGGTTACAAATTCATACGAGAGAAAAATCGCTACTCCGGTGACATGATAACAATAAGGACTGACTCGACTTCCACGAGAGTTACACCGACGCATTTTCTTGAGGTTAAATTTTCAGAAAACTTCTTTGAAAAATATATTGTATATCTTATGAGAAGGAAGGACTGGTGGAGGGTAGGAATTTGTGTGTCTGGACATAGGCCATATAAGAGCGGAGGCATTACTGGAAGAATGGCCTCAGAGAAAGCAGATGACGGATGGATATTGAAAGTTTGCGAAACGAGAGAAGAGGCGATTGAACAGGAAGCCATTATTCAGGGAAGATATGGAATCACTGGGCTCACTTTCGAGGCATCTAAAAATAGGTCGCTTTCAACGGATTCTTTACATAGGGTTCATGATACGATACGTGTGGAATCCAATAAGCGAATTATAAAGCTCATGTATGATTTTGGAATAATGATAGACCAACCACTATGCTCTAGGCATACCAAGAGGTCAAACAAGAGAGGGATGTTCTTGACGTGGGCATCAAATTTTATAAGTGGATATATGGAAATCCCGACATTCGATAAGTCAGGAAGACCGATAATGAAAATCGCGAAGTCAGAAAGAAAGAATTTCATGGGATTCGTATACAGTCTTGATGTCGAAAGGCATCATCATTATGTGAGCGGAGGAGCCGTTGTTCATAATTCAGTTAAAGGAGGGGAGGCAGACAACGTCTTCCTCTTCCCAGACATCTCGCAAAAAGCGTCGGCGCAGTGGGTAGGGAAGCGTGAGGAGAAGGACACACTATACCGACAGTTCTATGTGGGTGCCACTCGTGCGAGGAAACGCCTATTCTTGTGTATGCCAGCAACCAAGATGTTTTTTGAGGTGTGAGATGAAAACATTTCTTGAAGAAGCATGCGATGGACGAAGTAGAAGTATGCTTACCATCACGGGGGGGGATGTGTCGGGCTCAGTGATAATAATGACAGATGGTATGAATGGCATAAGAGTTCCGAGAGAAACTGCTATTCGATTCGCGGTGTGGGCTAACAGAGTAACGGGAGAAAACGAGTTCGAACTTCACCGCGCACTTAGGCAGGTGCATTTCAGCGCGCGCGACTACGAGAGACTCTTGGAAGCACATATTCTGATGGGGAATCAATGCTTTAGTTATTCGGAGGAATTATGAGAACATTCCATATCGAGGGTAATCGAAAATGTTAGAGAAACAAATACAGAAGAAGATTCTGGACTACCTCAACGCGAGGGGGAAGGCCATCAAAATAATGGAGGCGAACGAAGTGGGGACACCGGACATCATATCCGTTGTGGATGGGATACCGTACATCCTTGAAGTAAAACAACCATCCAAATCGGCAACGCCGATTCAGTTGTATCAACTCCAAGAGTGGAGCAAGACGGGTGCTCATGTCAGGGTAGTGACCAGTGTAGCAGATGTGGAAACGCTTCTTCACGCAACCTTACAAGGAGGTAGACTGTGAAATACATGGTGCGGTACAAGGTTGGAGACAAATGGGTAACTGAGTACGAGCTATTCTCTACGAGACGAAAGGCCAGGATGTTTGCTCAGCACATCTACATGAAGTACAAGTACGATGTGGTGCTGTTGGGGGTCACGCCTACGATGCGCGTCAAGGGGCGGTCTATGCTCACGCATTCAGATCGTGAGGGCGAAGTTGCGCAAACGCCTTCCGAGCAATGTAATCATTCGCCTGCTCGTGATTCTGAAACTGACGGCCATCCAGCTGTCCCGTCCGGTTCAGTTGCTTAATATCGTGGCGGGTCATGTTGACCGCCTCGTTAAGTTCCTTCATTTTCTCTCTGTAAGCGCCGAACTTTCCCATCGGTCACCTCTATCTTGTGGATATGAATTTTATAAACTCGGGAAGGTATCTAACAAACTCCAACAGTGCAGTCACGAGACCGATTGTGAATGTGAGGTACCTTGCCAACTCTTTTTTTGAGTTGGCTTGAACCTCAAGTTCCTTCGTGTTCGCATCGACTTGAGTGTGCAAAGCCTTCATCTCCACCTTCGATTCAGACTTGAATTCCTTATAGTCTTCCCATCGAGCCTTGCACTCTCCAATCATTGACTCATGCGTGCTCATTAGTAACCGCCTTTCCTTATTCGCTCTACCTTCAAGATTGCGAGCTTGTCCATATTCGGACAGTTAATCACATCTTCCTGCTTAATGTAAAAACGCAATGGGCAGTTCTCCCACTCACCTGTTGTTTCACACTCCAATCTTTTTTTGCAAAAGCAGTTTATCTGCTTCGAGTTGCTTAATGAGTCCATTGTGATGCCTCATAACGTAGATGCTGACCACGCCTGCCGTGACCAGAGCGATGCCTATCTCAATCCATGTCCGGTACGGAACCAACTTCACTGCCAGAAGACACAGGGACATCCCTGCGATACATAGCCCGCTCGCTTTCAAGGCCACCATTGAGTGCACATAGAAGAACAGGAAAAGGCATCCAACGCAGACCACTCCAAAAACGATAGCCGCAATTTTGAAGTCTCTCGAAATCTTGTCGTTCACGGCTTGCTTCAGTTGAACTTTTAGGTCAGCCGTCTTCTTTTCAGATGCCGCTATCTCACTGCGGAGGTCAGTAATGGACGCGGGCTTTCCATTCTGCATCACCACCTTGGTATTAAGGTCAAAGGATTCGGATGGAATCCTTGGGCTCTTAAGGTCAAGGCAAGCGAAACAAGAAAAGCAAGCCGCCAGCACAAGGGCCAGCAAAAAGAGCTTCCTCATAAGTCTCCTCCAACGATATAAGATGCGTCCGTTTGAGTTGCGCTCCTGACGACAGGTTGGATGATGCTATTCGATACTGGCACAATAGGGGAGGGCGGACGCGGAGTCGCTCCCCCGGCTCCCCCCCCGACCTCAGGGGATAGGCCAGCAAGGCCCATGAGAGTAAGCATTCGTCTCCATACCGTAAGCATTAGTCACTCCTTACGCGTTGAAGTGGATGGTGAACGGGGTCGGGTCGCATCCGGTCGCGGTAGCAACTCCAGCGACATCGTTGTAGTTCGTCTCAGTCTGCGTGAGAAGTAACCGGTAGACGCCGATTCCGACTCCGGACTTCGTGATTTCAACAGGGCTATTCGTTGCCGGGGCCGTAGTATTAGCGTCCTTAGCCAGGTCAACTGTGACCGTCTTTCCGATGGCTGGAGAATCCGTCCCGGTAAGGAACATCGGGATGTTGATATACGTTCCAGTCACGTTCTTCTTGAAGCCTTGCGGGTTTCCAACGGCCGTCTTCATGGCCGCAAGGGCCGTGGCGTTTGGAGCGTCAACCAGGTCAACCTTGGTTCCAGGGATTGACAACGTAACAGCATGGATGTCCGTAACGATGGAGGTAGTCAGAGGAGTACCCAGAGTAAGCCCGATGGCATTCACGCCTGAGAAGATGTCTCCAGCGGTCTGAGTTGTTCCGGCGACCTGCACCATATCCGAAGCGTTGATTTCAAATTTAGTTCCGTTCCAGTACCCCCTGTACGTTCCCATCATGCGGGTAGCGCGGTCGCCAATGTCAGGCGTGGTGGCGGAGCACTTGTAAACGTTGACTCGGTAGAAGCCGACAGTCGTGAGGGTGGCAGGCCAGGAGCCGACGTAGAAGTAGGATGCCGACGGCGTCTCCGTCATACTGATGGCGTAGTTCGCCCAGTTCGCCACGGTCAACGCCTCAAACCCAGGCGTGCCAGCAGTGCTCCACATCTGGCGGTCGGTCACGCGTTGAATCGTGAAGTACTTGGTAGAGCCAGTCGAGACTCCATCCCATACAATTTCGTTTGCCATCTTAACTTCTCCTTGCGGCAAGGCCGCCTAAAAATGGAGTAATCGCCGTGGACTCTTCCACCCTCTGAATACCAATATCTGTATTGTTCGACATGAGGCCAACGCCAACGCCTTTCAATCCTACGCCGCCAGTCCAATCGAACGCCGCCACGTTTTTGTACTCCGGGTTGATGCTCAGGTCGCCCGGCTTCGCCGTGAAGCCGTCGTAATTCCCGCTGGTGTTTCCGTAAACGTTGTTGTTTCCCCATTGGGTGATATACGCATCGCATGCCTTGGCGTTCGAATGGCCTGTGATTCCATACGTCGCGTTGTTTGTGATGGAACAATTCAAAATCTTCACGTCGATGTCGGATGCGCCAAGCGCCGTATACAGCCAGACGCCGGGGCCGTTGCGCGTGTTATTCACAACGCAATTTATCACTTCCATCATCTGGCCGGGGGAGAACACCGAATTACAAGCGACGCGGAATCCATATCCGTTGCAATTCTCGGCGACGCAATTCCTCGCACTCGCCCGAACCGCCGTCCCAGAGTATGACAGAGAGAATCCGCCCTCGTTGTAATCCTTGACGAAGCAGGATTCGATATTCCCTCCGGCGGCGCAGTCAAATCCCCACGTTCCATTCGCGCCAGCGCTGACCGAGCCGGAGTTCTTCACACCGCATTTCTTGTACGAGACGCCATACACGAAAATCCCGTAGTACGTCCCGGCATATCCTCTCGTATCCACAATCACGTTCTCGCAACTGATGTAGGTCAGGGCGTCGGCGCCGGGCGACGAGGCGGTGTTTGTAGTCAGGAAAAGACGGCTATTCTTGAGAAGGATGTTTCCGCTTCCACTGCTGCCATTGTAACCAACATTGAACACCATGCCGTGATTGCCAATCTTCCATCCGAAGTTTCCATTAATTCCTTCGATGGTGATGGTTCCATATCCAGAGATGCCAGATGGCCCAGGAATAGTCCAATACCCGGCGGAGAAATCGAAGAGAACTTGCGCGTATGTCGGCTCTGTCAAACCACCGCCATCAATGTAGATGTGGTTGCCAGCGATAACGGGCGTTGCCAGCAACGGCGCGGGAAGACCACTTCCGGCCGACGCGAAGTTTCTCCAATCTGCCCACGCGCCACCGACGCGACCAGACACGCCTGAGAAAGTTCCCCACGCGGCATCGCACGTCAGATTATTGTCATCGACAACTGCGGTGATTCGTCGGTATCCTTGGCCCGATAACCGAACTGTATTTCCAGCCAGCCCGGTTATGGCAGAAAATCCGCCGGTCGCAGAGTGCAAATTCGTTGTTCCGGACGCATCGAAATCCGTCAACGAGAGAATCGCGGACGCCGCGTTCGCATAGTTCGTGCCGCCGTAGGCCGGGTCGAATCCGCCACCGTTCAGCTCATTTCCGGCCGCAAAGACATACCAATTTTGGGTAGGATTGAAGGCCATTGGTTACACTCCTTTGTAGAACTTCTTCGGATTCGGGATTTGTTTCGTTGGGTCGAGCGGGTCAGGCACGGTGTCGGACAGCGTGGCATTCTGCACCACGAAAGGAGCATCCACCCAGAAGCTCGTATGCACGGTTCCGTAGTAGACGCCGTTCGGGATGTTCCGGGTTCCATCGAAAGCAAGAACCTCTCCGGCCGGTACATCGCCTTGCGCTTGGAAAGTTGAGTAGGTCATCGTTATCTCCTTCCTGTATTATACACCCTGCCTCTACGCCTTGCACGAGAATTTTCCTGCGGCTCCTGTACCGTGCCACCCACCAGCTCCGCAGGCATCATAGCTTTCTCGATGTCATCAGAACTCAGCATACCTTTCACGACTCCATCGACTATCATAGGCGAGAATAGGTCGGCAGCCTGCACAACCGTGGCCTTGCGTTCTGCCACCGTGTAAGCAAGCGAGGGCACTGGGGCAAGTTGTGAGCGTGCGTAGTTCTGCACGATCTCGCGAGGGGTGAAGTTGTGCTCGCCGACCTTGCCTCCGAATTGAGAGTAGGCAGCCTGCGTAGCCGTACGGATAAGCGGGCCCCACCCACCCATAATATCCAGTTTGGTTCCGTGCTTGTCCACAACCTTGCCGAAGTTCTGGTCAGTCGGATCCCACGTCACCGTAGAGCCAGTGGCCGCCGCGTAGGCCGTGACGGCACCGAACAGGGTCACGGCTGCGCGCCCGACCTCCTTAAGTACTATCTTCTGGACGGCGGGGTCTAGCTGGTGGATGTACTTGTTCTCTCCAGTGGCCAGCTTCTCAACCCATCCGGCTGGCATCTTAGCCAGGTCGCCGACTAAATTAAAGCGTGAGAACATGAGACGAGGGGCGAACACGAGCGTGCCCATCAGCTCATGCTGGTCTTTAAACCGTCCGTAGTCTCCACTGCCAACCATGTGGTTGGCTTGCACGGCCAGTTCACTCAGGGCCTTGTACTGCTCAGGCGTGATCTTGTTCGGGTTGTAGCTGTCTCCCCATTTCTCCTTGAGTTGCTTGTATCCGTTCTCGTACCACTCAGACATGATGACGTTCTTGCCGAAGCAGAATACCTTCTCATTCCACGAAGCCACCTTCCCAAGCCATTTAAGGCCGGGGACTTTCTCAGAGATGCGGGTTATCACGTTGGAGCCCCGCGTGAACTCATTGGCCCCACCTGACTGCCCAGGAATAGACCACCGAAGTGGCGTATCCAACTCAGTCCCAACTCGGCTGGACTCTTTCATCTGCAACTCAGTCACGGCTGCTTCGAACGCGCCTGGCTTGCGGGCCACGTCCAGCATCGCCTTGATGTTCTTGCCGGCCTGAAGAGGATGGGCCATCGATGGGATAATTCCCTGGCGCATAATGATGTGGAATGGGTTCAGCAAAATCTTCATCGAGCGGGCCACATCCATGACCGTGCCAACCTTCTGCATGACATTGAGGGACTTGCTCTCTCCGGAACGAATCTCTATTCCAGAAAGTTGTTTAAGTTGTCCACGTTCTTCCTTGGATAACTTCTCCTCCTTGCCAGACCACACGTCCCTTATCTGCTTGACGAACTTCAACATATCTTGGGGACTGGAGAACACGCCATCCTTGCTGCGCCACGCTGCCTTGGCCCTCTCGTTAATCTCCACCAGGTCGTCCTTCGTGAGCACGCTCTTGAGCATGTCCGTATGTGGCGGGAGCTTTCCTCTGGAGAAGCTGGGAACTTCCGTCCCCCTCTCGCTCTTAGAGAAGTCAACCGCGGCGGCCTGGTTGGCCTTTTCCTGTTCGAGTCTGCGAGGAGCATCCTCCAAGTTCGCTTTCTCAACCAGGTCGTTGAAGATGTCCCCCTTAGCCTTTATGGTATCGGTGACGCCACTCTGAGCGTGCTTCCACAGCATCTTCGCGTGAGGGACGGCCTTCGGGAACTGCTCCTGAAGCTTCGCCTTGAACTCCTCATACGTCTTTACCACGCCGTCCTTAACCCACTGCGCTCCTCGGATAGCTAAGTCTCCGAGGTCAGCGATTGCTCCAGGGTCTATCCCACTGAACATCTTCCCTCCACGCTCCTTCGCTCTGGCCTCCATACGGGCCTTGGCGCGCTCTCCCATATTCATTGGGGCGGGCTCAGCCAATCTGGCTTTAGCGATGGCCGCCGACGCCTCCTCCACCGTGGGGGCACGTCCCTCTATCGTGGAGAGTTCTTTCTTGTAGGCCACGCGCTGTTCAGGCGTGAGTGCCTTGAACTCCTCGTTGACTTTACGCATGGAGGCAGCTGTCGCTTTCATCTCCTTGGTGGGGCCAGTCTTGGGGACGGTGAGAGACGCACGCTTGGCGGCTATCGCTTCCGAGTTCTTCTGACGTTGTGTCTTTACCTCTTCAGGCATGGGCCCCATAGACGCCGCTTCAGTCGGAGGGCCTTGGATAACTGGAGGAGGCTCCGGAGGGCCAGCGAGAGCCGCTTCAGTCGGAGGGCCTTGGATAACTGGAGGAGGCTCCGGAGGGCCTTGGAGCTCTGAGGTTGGAGCAACGACAGGCTCGGGACTGGCAACTTCATCAACCGCTGGTTCGGTCGCGACCGAGGGCCTATCGGCAGCGGGTTCCTTCGTCTCAGGCTTGGCTACCTCAGGTTTCAACGCTTCCTCAGTAGCCTTCGCCCGCTCTCTCTCCATCATCGAACCCATCTTGTCAGTCACCTTGGTTGAGAGCGCTGACGGGGCGGCGAACAAGATTCCGGCAGGAATACCACGTGCTCCAGACTTCAGGACATCCTCAGCGTACTGGCCAAATGTCATATTCGGATCGACAGTGCCAGCCATGAGCGCATTCTGCGCGGCGGATAGGCTCATATTGATAAGAGGAAACTGGATGAGGTTCTTCTTCACGGTGGGGAGGAATGCCTCCGACTCCTCTCCCAGAAGCCTCCCAATAGGCATACGCATGAGGGCCACGTTAAGGGCTCCCATACCGATCCCCCCAGCCAGAGCTTGCTTCCCAGACCCGCCACGGGACTGGATGTCGTAGGCCGCCTCAGAACCGCCCTGAAGGCCAAACGTGGCAGCTCCCATCCATGGGTTGACTGCGCCCATGGCGATACCTGAGCTCGCACTTCCAAGGCCTTCCATCTGGTGATAGAACTCGTTCAATAGGGGGTTATCAGATTTCGGCATTGCATTGGCCACGTCCTTATCTGACTGTCCAATGTCATGCTGGGCGTTGGCGAATGTCTCCGGAGAACCGAACGCTTGGACGACGTTCGCAGCGAGCTTCTTTGTCGTTCCCCACGTCCCCTGCTTCACCCCTTGCCAGAGCGCTTCGGCTCCACCCTTAAGAACGCCTTGGTCTTCATTTGGCTTGGCGAAAACGTTGCGCTTCGCTTCCTCAGCGTACTCATCCTTCCTGGCCTGGATGTCTTCAAAGTGGGAAAGCGTGGCCCCCCACTGCTCAGGGGTAAGGTCTGCCCCCATCACATCGGGGGACATGCCCTGGGTGAATGGGTACTTGGCTTGGATGTCGGGAGTGAGTAGGTCTGATAGCTTTGCCATTTAATCCCACGCGAACATTTTCTTTTGGTCTGGGTTACTCGGGATTTCAGAAGCCCCAGTCGTGTCTGGGCTCACATCCCAAGAGAACCCAACGGTCTCGTTGGCTTCTCTTCTCATGCGCTCTCTGATTGAAGCTTCTGCTGTTGCGTGTTGGGCAGCAACGGCGTCGTTCTGAGCTTTATTGATATTCGCAGAGAACTGTTTCAGGAAAGCTCCGCGCATGTCGGAAGGCGTGACATTACCCTCCTCATCGAAATCCCCGTTCGCCACATTGAGAGCATTATTTATTTTGTCCATATACCCAAGATGCTCTGACACTGCGGAGACATCTTTCGGGTTGTAGGAATTCGGATTGTATGGAATCTTCTTGTTCGTGAGAGGGTCCAGTTCATCCGTGAGCTTTCCAGATGCGGGGTCGATAATCTGTTTAAAGCCTTTCTCGGTACTGACTCGATGCACTTCCTGAGCAGCCTCTTTCATCTTCTGGAATTTCTCTCCGGCGGATATATCTGGAGCCTTCCTCGCGCCATGCTTGTTCAAATCCTGTCCCCACGTTCCAACATTAGAGCCAGCCGGAACCTCTTTCGATTTCTGTTCCAAGAGATTGATTCTGTCGAACAGAGTCTCACCATCATCACCAACAACGAGATTGGTGACGCCATGCGCGGCGGCTCTCGCACGAGCAAGATCATACACAGCGGGGTCTCTTGGGTCTTTTTCGATGATGCCAAAAACCTGGTTGGTCGCAAATGCTTGGTGGTTCTTCGATCTCTCTTCCTGATCGGCCGCCATCTGGTCAAGTCTTATTCCACGCTCCGCCAGCATATTGGCGTGGTAGTCGGCAGCATTCTGGATAGCCTGCGCACGCTCCGCCAGCTGAGCCTCATGATACTGAGCCATCTGTCTCATCTGAAGCAGATGTGGAACCATGGTAATCAGTTTGTCCATCTCGGAGTTTCCATGATCCCGAGGAACAACTTCACCCACCGCTGGCATCGAATAAGCCATTTGTCACCTCAATAAGCCATAATTCCGGGATTGTTTCGCATTGGAGAACCAAACATCTGCGGAATCTGATTCATCATCTGCTGACCGAATATCGCATTATTATACGCTCCGGGAATTCCGCCAACCGTGTTCGCCATGCCACTGAAGATGTTTCCGGTATTCACGGCGTTCTGGGCTCCAGCGCCACCTGCTTCCATCTCGGCATTCGCCATGCCACCGTAGTACTGATTGATGGCATTCGTGCCAGCCTGCTGCATGGGGGCGCCCATGTTGTACATCTGGTTCACGAGATTCGGGGCGTACTGCATGGCCTGTCCAGCCATGTTCTGCGCCGCAAGCGAGCGAGTCTGCTCTCCGGAGGTCGAGCCGAAAAGCGGGTTGCCACCGCCCTGCCCTGAGATTGTTCCTTGGCGAAGCAGGTTATTATACTGCGTCTGCATGAATGCAGGAAGTTGTCCATTCTGAACTTGATTCATGATTCCTTGGGCATACTGATTTCCCTGGTTGTAAAGAGCTAAGTTCCCCTGCATGTATGGATTCGTGGCCGTCTTCATCTCGCCAAAACCCTGCGTCATGTAATTCTGCGCGGATTGCTTGGCGGCTTGGAGACGCTGATAGGCTACGTCACTACCATGTTTCGCAAAGAGGCCTCCAACGAGGGAGCCAAGAGCGGAGCCTACTACTGTTCCGACTGGGCCGAACACGGTTCCAACGCCACCCCCAATCATTGAAGCAGTATTGGAACCGCCTCCTCCGCCGAGCCCGTAACTTCCGAAATTCAAAACAGGATTGTCTGAGTTTCCAATCCCAATGTTATTCGACCCGTAATCAGAGCCAACAAACCGAAGCCGTCCATTGCGGAGGCTTGGATTGAAGGAGTCAATCGTCCCAAAATTTACTCCGCTTGCTTTACGCATGACCCCCTCCTATGTCTTTATTATACCCTTGTCACGCAACATCTGCAACAATTTGTTGAGCTGAGCAACGACATCTCCAGACCCCGTTGCATTTGCAATGGGGTCTTCCTGCTTCAACTTCAAGTACACATCGTCAGACCACGCCTGAATGTCCTTGTCCTTTGACAAGGGGGGCTTCCTGATTGGCCTTTGAACTCCAGAGCCTGTAGGCATCAGCTTGTCATCTCCTGTATGTCAGCCTCAACGCTGATGAGGTCAAGTTGATATGGAGAGCTGATAGTCCACTCCCACTGTCTCTTCCTAAAAACTCCTCCGATGCCGGGGATGACAACAACGTGACGTCCATCTCCAGTAGGGCCAAGATGTATTTGCTTATCACCAGACCACTGAATAGCTCCGTCATCCTGCCAGCGGATAGTTAGAAGAGCCTGCTCCGTGGAGGACGCGGGCGCATTTCCAAGTCCCCGATGAAGACTGACGTATAACCTATTTATGCGCTTCCTCTTGCTTGTCCCATGGTCAAGGTCAGTCGTTCTGGACGTGGCAACTATTGGTCTGACGTCGCCCGCAGAAATTGTGTCACGGTAACTCGTCTCGTCCATGAAATACATCATGTCTGACGATCCCGAGGCAAAACAATGTAGATTCCAGTCTCTCGCGTAAGCATAATACGCCCCATCGAAAATATGCTGTCGATTATCCTTTCCCCATGTTCCCATCTCGAACCACCTCTTCATGATTAGGTCGTACACGAATGTCCTATCAAGACGTGGCATATTGATGACATACCAAGCGTTATGATTGAGATACATCGCATACGCTGTCGCTGAGGAAATCAAATCGTAATTCTGAGACTGCTTCCACGCCTTCGATATGGGCAAGGATACGTTTTCTGTTGAGCGACCATCCAGAATCACTATGTTCTGGTACTTGTCAGCGTACATGAATGCCTGACCAATGTTTGCCAGAGTTGCTCTCTCTGTGATCCCGCTGTCAATGACAGCTCCGCGTATACGGCTGAATGGAGTCTGCTGGTCGTTCTGCCATAGTTCAACGTGTCTCCGACTGAAGAAGTAGAGCGTCTCAAGAATCTGTCTGACAGCAATCGCATTATCTATATCGGAATCCAATCTGAAATCTCCATAGATTCCAGTCGTCGGGTCTTCGAGGCTTTGACCAAGAACGTAATGACCGCTCTGAGTATTCGTCTCGACGAATATGAGATAGTTATCCAGAGATGATACCGAGTTTGCATTTCTTGACATTGTCGGAGGATTCGATGCCGATGGAGCTATGATTCCAGCTCCATCTCCAGCGTATGTCGTATGGGACTCTTTCAAGTACACCATACCGAGACCGCTCGTGATAACGAGAGTCGGGTCTCGTCCTGAGGATGGGTCTGAAATTCCATCAACAACTGAGAAGTCAGCCGGTCTTCCCGGAGGAAGTGATGCGGCAGAGCCTTGACGAACAAATGGCGCATCGGGGGAAGTCTTCGCGTATACGTTTCCTCCAGAGATGGCGACGAGCGATTGCTCCTCATCCCACCAGTACACCCCATCCATATACGTATTACTTCCAGTGCTATGTCCATTCGTGAATGGGGTGAGACCCGGTCTCCTTACGAGATTATCCCTCTTATCCAAGTAGGCATTGATAAGAAGTGGGCTCTCCTTCTCATCGAGAGCGTGCTCGTCCACGCTAATATTGAGTGGGCCTGAGAATGGGATTTTAGTAATAGGCATTAGTATCCCCAAAGGATGATTTGAACGCTATGTATCGCAGAAACGTGCAGTGTGTGAGATATAACGATGCTTCCAGAGTTCATTGTTGTTACAATCGAGTGCGGTGAAATTGATCCCTCTCCACCAACTGCGGTTAAAGTTGATATCTCAATTCCGCTATAATTAGATGATGTTCCGTCGTATTGTCCAGTATAGAAATTATCGTTTCCATAATAATGCTCCACTGATAATACCTGCATTGAAACTGGAGTAAATCCAAGAGTCCCGCTCCACGTCCACGTTGATCCCCAGGTTGATCCCAAGGGCATATCTACCCAAGAACCATCCGAGTTCTTGATGACTTTAGATTTCATCAATGCGGGGACAAGAGAAGATAATGGGTATCCATTTATCGTGAACGCTGGAGTCGCTCCGCCTGACGCATTTAAATTCATTCCAAGATACGGATCACCAACCTGAAGCGTTCCGATAGCAACTGGCGTGACTGTCGCGTCACAGATGAGTCCATTCCTCACAGTTCCACCATTATCCTTTACTGTGAGATTCTGGTTATTATCGAGATTTACTCTTCCAGATGTGATAGTCTGATTTCCGTTTAGGATATTGGCAACGTCGAGTCTGGCAATCTGCGACGCGACAATCGTACTTGAATGGGAATAAGATACCGCGCCAGAATAAAGTCCATCCGCTTGGAGTCCGAAGTTTCTCGTGTCGGCTGTGGAAATTGGAACATATCCAGCAGTCGTTGGAGAATTCCTCGCTTGAAGATGCGGGATACTCACGTTCGGATTCTCTACATAGAGTGTGGCCGCGCTCGCGGAAGAGATTGGAATATAGGACAAGTAATCCTGACTCGATACCTGAACTCCATTTTTATCGAAGTAGACAAACTTATACTCAGAATACGATGCGTTTGAAAACAATACTGCCCGTCCATTCGAGTCCAGCTGAATCGGATTCGTCATGTCTCCCGAGCCATTCGAATCAGACGACAACTGAACTGGAGTTGTTCCTCCAGCCTGATAGACCATCACGGTTCCGTAGGAAAGTGGAAGTCCATTGTATAGGATTCCAGCTCTTAGGACTTCAATCTGCGGTACTGTTCCGAGTGCCATGTTATCTCCTTGGGTAAGCCGACGTAATTTGGTCGAGACTCATTGACTCCCTGTCTTGCCCCTTTGCCATCTCCTTGAGCATGGCTGCCTTCTGCTCCAGACGGTCACGCTCGGAGATGGGGATGCCATTCTCATACGAGAGTTCGGCGGCCAGCATATACACGAGCGCCATGTTCCATCTGTCCCAGAACGGAGCGTTGTCAGTTCCGTTCACCATGTCAGGAAGCTTGCGAGTAACAAGCAGTCGAAGGATGTCATTGTACTGAGTCGCCCCCGGTTGGGGGTAGAGACGTAAGTACGGCTGGAGCCCTTGGTCGAAACAGACGGCGATAGGCATACCCTCGACGTGTTTGTTTACAATCTGGCTGAAGTAGTCAGTTCTGGCAACAAGAGGAAGCGGGATGTCATTCGTTCCAATGCGCCACAGGGCTCTCTCGATTCCAATGATGCTGGAGTCGATTGGGAAGTGTCCGGCACAATGATACTGCTCGTTGTTCGACCAAGTTCCACCAACGACCGAGGTGTCAGCAATCCAATACGTCAACCACTTGGAACCGATGCCCGGTTGGGTAGTGAAATCAGATATGTGATTCGCGATACAACGGTAGTTCACTCCACCAACCTGAACAACAGAAGAAGGCGTAACCGGGATGTCCAGCCACTCTATCGTCCACAAACGGATGCCATCGTTTTGTAAATTCTTTATGAGAAGATTGAGAGCTTCGTTTCCGAATTGGTAGTAGTTATTCTGCTCGTTCGTTAAGTCGATGTCCTTGATGCCAATCTTCCTGTAAGCCGAAGCGATAAACTGGTCACGGGTATATCGGAACTCAGCCGTGGGCGCAGTCACTGGAATACTTCTGTTTACGAGAAGTGAATACGGGTCACTGTAGATTGAGGCGATCTCCGCAGAAGACAACTCGTAGTCCCATGTCGTTACGAGGTCAATGCTTCCAGGAAACGCATAGTTCTGCGTGTAGAGAGTTGTCGGAGTCCTGTCGCCGATAGAGCACTCAGTAGCAAGCGTAGTCCCTCTCGTTGCCGTCGCGCTGGTCGTCTGGATAGTCCCATTGACGTACATGCGGGCGACAAGAGTCTTGCTGTTGTACGTCGCGATGACATGATACCACGTATTCGCAGACCACGTGGACGCGTTACTTCCAATGTATGCCGGAGTCGTCGCTGTCTCAACGCCAAGCTCAAGGTAGCCAGTCGTGACCGTTGAGGAGTCGTCACTCGTCGCGCCTTTTATTTTCAGGAACACACCATTTGTTGACAAGTCATCATGAAGAGAAAACATGTAGTGGTCAACGAGATTACTGGAGTCCATTAGAACCGCGGGGCAGAACCAGAACCCGATAGAGAAGCTTCCAGAAGACGGGAACGATGCAACAGGGATGTCAATGCGATCACGTATTCCATCGAGGCGCAGGGCGGGGCCGGTGATGCCTTGGTATATATTCGCTCCAGTCAGCCACTGAGGCTCAGGGAGAACGGTGTTCATCACTCCATGGTTGTAATTTCCGCTGATGTCGTAGATATTCAGTCCGGACGACTCATGAAATGGGAACATCGAAACGACTTGAGCAGTCTTGACAGACCTGTTGAGGACTGGATATTTCGGCTTGGATGTCAAGGTCAACATTGTCCTCTCCTATGGTATAATTGAACGGAACGTTGGGGTGACAGATATGTTCATCGTCACATTCAATTCTCTCCTCACATTCGTCGCAACCCCATCACTCCATCCTGCGAAAACGAAATTCGGATAAGGAATCACCTCGACCGCAACACCATTCCCTCCGCTCACAACCACCTGCGGAGACACACCAATGATATACCCTCGCTTGTTGGAATCAAGTGAATAGGTTATGGTGTACATGGGAAGAAAGCTGGCCGTGACCGACAAGTTCGATGTCACGTTGGTATCTGTTCTGGATGCTGTTAAGACGCCATCGCTCCAAGATGAGAACACGTGCGCGGAGTTTGGAGTCGCCGTAATCGATGAACCACTTGCACCATAATTCACAGTTTGGGGGGATGTTCCAGTAATCGACCCGCCAGCTCCGGCGGAGTATGTCAAGGTGTACGTATTAATCGCAAAGGAGGCCGTAACAGAATGATTCGCTGTCACGTTCAACTCTTGCCTGGTAGCCGTTAATACGCCATCGCTCCAACTGGTGAAGTGGTATCCGGTGGCGGGGACGGCTGTGACGGACGAGCCATTCCCACCACTCGTCACCGTCTGGGGAGTTGTGCCGGAGATTGAACCATGTGCGCCTGCGGTGTAGGTCAGGGTGTAGGTTGGATTTGAAAATACCCAGTTAAGATTGCCACCGCCGTCGCTTCCACCAATGGCCCTTATCGCTCCACCTGCAGAAGAATCCACATTCTCAACATGGAGCCAAGAGGGGGTTGGCGGCATTGACAATGTTTCACCAGATGGAATTGTTATTACCGTTGTTGGGTCAGGAGGTATGAATGTTGTGTATCCAATTTGGGATGCCCCAGTGATTCCAGAAACATCCAAAGACGTTATCGTTGACCCACGAGTTATGAAGAAACCGGATAGGCTATTTTCCCCAGACAACTTCAATGACGATATGATAGAACCGGTCTTTCCAACGATAGCGTATGCCGCAGTCACAGCCGTCATTACTACTTCAATAGAACCAGTGCTTGTTGAAGAAAGGCTTATGAAGTTTGCTCCTGCTAGAGCATCTGCCGTAGAGTCCAACACAATCTTTCCAGCATTTACGATTCCAGCGAACGGAGTCCCATGTGTTGAGTCATTGATGTGACTCGTATTCAAGATTCCGGTTCCACTTATATGAATCTGGTCTGGTTGCCCACCATAGAAAAAGTTTCCAAATACTGGAGTTGCATTCGTGATGAGACAGGCGGCCGCAGTATTATTTATTCCAGCCCAATCGCCATCTGAAGGAACAATCCCACCAAGCCAACCCGAGGGGTCGTTGATGTTGGTTGGAACTGACGCAATCCAACTGCAAGTTACCATCGTTCACCAGTAAGAAAGGGGGCTCTTTGGGCGGAACGTCGGAGCCGAGCTTTTCAGCAGTATGATTCTGGCCTCGCTCGACATTCCGACCCGTAGAGCCCCCTTGGTTTAATCAGCACCTCGGGCACCGCTTGCACGCTTCACTCCGACATATCCGCCTCCGCCAGAGTTCGGCTGATGCAGTCCAGCCCTCGTTGAGACGCCCTCTCCACTGCCAGCCTTGCCGCCGCTCGGCATTGCCTTGGAGTATCCATGACCACCAGCATCCGCACCGTGCGTCTTCGTGCCAGCGTGACCGGAGGTCGGCGTGGGCTTCCCTGTATAACCGTGCCCGCCCGCGTCGTGGCCGTGCTGCCCCTTCGTGGTGAGCGAGCTTAACCGATGAGCGCCAACCTTTGAACGACTCATCGACTTCGCCATGGCCGCGCCCGCGCCGTGACGAGCAGAACCTTTTGAACCAAACCCGGACATATGCGACATGACCGGATGTCCGATGGAGGCGTACTTGTCCCCCGCCTCTACCGGAGCCATCTTCGCCTCAACTCCACGGGCTTTGATGGACTTGTGCGCCTTCATCTTATATGCCATGTGATTCTCCTTTTATACTTGACAGCCATTTACACCTCACACAGACATCGACAAATCCGATGTCGAGATAACCGGAGGAGTGCTCGCTCCACCACTGACCGACATGAGGTCAGCGTAGGTGGCCGTGATTCCGGCCGCGGAGTGGTCAGTCGTTCCAGCCGTGTACGTGTGACTCGAATCCGTCGCGATCTTGTAATACCCCAGCGGAGCAGAAGCCGCAGGAAGCGCAGGGAGGACGGCGGTGTCAGTCGCAACCGCAGTTCCCTTCGTGGTCGTCACTGTCCCAGCAGCATTGATGCTGACGAGGTAGAGACAATACGTGCTAACCGCTTGCTGAGCGCACGCTGTGATAGCGATGTTGTCCGTCGCGGTGTACGAATAGAACACGCCCCCGATAACGAACGGAACAGTGCTCGTCGTCTTGATGGTGTGGGCATTCGTTCCTTCCGCGAGTCCACCAGCCGCGAGAGACACATTCAGGGAGTTCGCTCGGACGAGATTGTAATCCGCTTTGATCTCATTGACCAACGCGTTTACATTCGTCATCCATTGGAAACGACCACCCTGCGACATGCCAGTCGCAGTCATTGTTTCGCCGTATGCCATACTTTCTCCTTTTCAATGAGGCAGGGCGGTTTTTTAGGCCGCCCTGCCCATTTGATTACGACTCCGAGTAGTTCTTCATGATCGCAAACACAATCGTCACCTCAACCTTGAGGGCCGTCTGCGCATGAGCGGACATCAGAAGCGCGATGCTCTGAGTTCCATCATACAACTTCCCACCAAGAACCGGGTACGCATCCGCAGGCCGAGAAAGGCCAGTGGTGAGCGCGTCGGCGGTAACGGAGTTATCAATCCATCCGTTGTCGTCGCCAGCCGTGTACGGAGACGCCGTGAGGCAATCGCCGACTTTGAAGCTGGAGCCGGACGTCCCGGCAGTGAGAACCTTCGTCGCGATGTGCAACACAAGGTCGCCCTTCGCCGGGGTAGAAACGAGAACCGTGTCACTGGTGGCAGAATTGTTGACAGAGAAATCCAACACAACAGTCTTCGTGAGCACGTCATTGCTGAGTTTCCGAGTCTGGGTCTGGCCAGTGAGAAAGCCTGTGACAGCTGCCATAGTAATCTCCTTTTTACACAAAAAATAGTTCCCCTCCTACCTCTGTAGGAGGGGTTCACATCACGCGTCAGAAATCTTGGTACGAGCGCTATGCAACTCCGCATAGCCGTAATCCCGCGCCGTGCCATTGTACGTGAAGTACGGTTTGCCCACAGCGTAGATAATGGACATTCCGAACCCGTGTTCGCGTTCGTAGTCGAACTCGACCGGAACGATACGCGGACGTTTGCCCCACGCCCAGCACAGAGCCTGCTGGCCAATCAACATACTCTTGACGCCAGCGATGGTCGATCCCGAACCCCAGTTCGTGTAGATCGGCACATTCTCGTGCTCGTGGATGATGATGCCGTTGTAGAACGCTTTCGCGCCCAAGAACAACGGATTATCCTTACCGCGGATCTCCGCCTCGCGCATCGCCTGTTGGAACTGCGCACTTTCATACAGGTCGAACAACGCGTCCGGATGGGTAAGGAAGATGAAGCATTTCACGCCATCGACCATGACAGGCCGAATAGGTGTCTGCTTACGCGCCCAGCCAGTGATGGCGCCAGCTTTGAGTTTCGACAACTCTTTCAACGTGAGCGTATCCGAGGCCGTAACGCTGGTGTCGGCAGCATAACTGTTGACCCAGTACAAATTTCGGCTTCCGGTCGCGAGCGCGTTGAAGCACTGCGCGTCGATGTACTCAGTCATCCAGTCCTGAATACCGATTTGCGCTTCCTCGTCGATGCTGAACATGGCGCGCTGACGATCAAGCGGGCCCCGGTCGCGCACCGCGTTCGCACGCTCAACCAGCGAGAGCGCAAACGAGGAAGTGTTGAGTTTCGTTTCCTGACCTTCGAGAGCTTCGCCATCGGCAACGCCCGCGTTGGTAAGACGGAAACGGATACCGAACGCGACGGTATCACCTTGATCTTTGGCCAGTTTCTCATTGACCGTAACCGGATTATCGCTCGTGCTCCCCATGAACTTAGAGAAATACGAGGCCTTGATTGTATCGCGAAAGAGTTGCTCTTCCCAAAGTTTTTTGGTCAGGGCATCGCTTGTCGCAAAAGAAGTTTTAGCCATGTGGCTCTCCTAAATTATCTTCCCTTGAACTCATTTGCCATCCGCCTCTTCAACGTTTCCGTCAAAGTATCGTATGACAAATCTCCAATTTGCTCCATGCTCAAATCAGCAGGAACCTCGACTCCTCCGCGCATCGCTGAACCACCACCAACTTTTGCTTTTATGGCTCCACTCTGCACTTTGGCTTTCGGGGCTGGTGTCGCCTGAGTCTGAGCCGACGCTTCTTTTGTAGCTGCTTTGTAAAGCAACCGGAGGTTAAGCGCTGGCACGACATAGGGATTCTGCTTGAACACAGCAATCCTTTCAGGTGTCTCACCCATCTCCTTCGCCAATTCCGCCATCGCGTCGATATGTTTCTCAAAGTCGGGATGCTGGGCATTGATGAACTGGCGGGTCGTCTCAATCTGCTGCTTCTGTTGGGCAGTAAATTGGTTCGCCTTGTCCTCCATGTCCTTCAACCGACGCTCGAATCGACGGTCGATATACTGATCGAACTTGTCCTTGCTGTCAATAATATCCAGAGGAGTAACATCATCCTCGGGCTTCTTGACAACATGAGGCGGAGCTGGCGGGGTAGCCGCCTTCTTCCGGTACTCTCCAAGCTCCTGGGCCTGCCGCTGAATGAACGCTTCCTTTTCAGCGACCTGCTTCTTGAGTTTCTCAAGTTCCGGCTCTTCTTTAGGAGCTTCCGGTTCTTCAACCGGAGCCTCCTCTACCTCTTCCTTCTTGGGCTCCTCGGTTTTCTGAGAGGCCTTTCCACTATCCAGACGCTTCGAGATTTCCTCGTCGGTCATCGTCTCAACGTCGGACATCGGAGTGCCTGTGTCCTCAGATGTGTCCTCGTCCTTCTCGAACACCGTCTCCATCGGAATACCCTTACCCATGACTTCCTCCTTGCGGCTCGCCGTAGCGAGGTGTTCCGCGCATTCAGTTGCGGCAGCCGAAATTGGCTGGTGTTCCGCTTACCTAATCTCTGCGTAGGCAGCTCCTACATAGCCGCCCGTTTTAACTCCAACACGAACTTCGCAATTTCCGCGAAGCAAAACATTCTGCACGGTATCCGTGGAAGTCGAGTACGCATCCGTTATGTCAGAACTGAACCCATCATTCGACACCTGGATAACGACCGTGCTTCCACCCGTGCGAATCTTCACCATAGCTCCATCACCAGCGGACAACGCCACAGGCGTCGTGAATGTGTTCTCGCTCGTAATGGCTTTCGACTGTGGCGATGGCCTCATACAATTCCTCCCTGCGCCTGATGCGCAATTTGAGTTTTGATGCTCTTCGTTACCGGACTTGCGTTCATGCTGATACCTCCTTCAAATCGTTCTTGTTCACGAGTTTTGGCGAAGATTTCATTATGTATTCCCCTGAGATGGAGCGTTCCCTCTTTTTGCATCTGCTGCGATTTGAGTTTTAACCACCTCAACGCGCTGTTTGTTCAACTCGTTCTGTTGCGCCGCCTGAGCAGCCTGAGACGATTCTTGGAGAGCCTGCTTCTTCAACTGCTCAGGCAATCCAGACATCGAAATCAATGTGGACTCTGGGATATTGCATCCCTGTTGTCTCAATGAAGACAAGTCTCTGAAGTTCGCCTCTCGTACCGACGGAGCCCACGGGCTGATCTCGACAGACACATCGTAATTACTAACGTTGACCGAGTTCAACATCTCGCGAATCTGCTCCTTCAAATCATCGGGTATCTGTCCCTGAACTGACTGTCCATTCAAGACAATCTGTTGACGCATGGCTCTGTCTTGTACGATTTTCAATATGCGCTGAGGAGTCATCACATGATTGATAAGCGGAAGACAGATGCGCCAAATCCTCTGCTCCATGATGTCAAGATTATTGAAGAGATATTCGTTTCCAATGAGGCCGCTTCTTCGAAACTCAACAACCTCTCTTCCGCTATTCACATTCTGCGGAATGTCAGGAAGGTTGGTAACCAAGTCCATGCTCTTGAGCTGGAGTTCCTCAAGCATGGCAATCTCATTGGGGAACTTACCTCCATCAACCCTGACTGGAGGATGCATTGTGTCGTTGACTTCCGCAACGAACCTTCCACCTGTCGCGTTCTTTTTGAAATTCTCTCGCTCTGTGGTGCTGACGAATGTTCTCTTGTCCACGAGCCAGCCGTATCCGACGCCATTGATGATGTCTGTCATCTGGCTACGACGCTTGTTGAACTCTCTCTGCGGGTCTTTGAGATAATGAGCCCAACCGTTCCATCGGTTCCCGCGCTTGATGGCGTAGGCAACGGCGCATTGGAAGTCGGCGCATGGCAAGTTTGGATAATAGTCATCGAGAAGAATCTTGCCAGCGAACAGTGTGATCCGCATCCTTGCGCCTGAACGTTCTTCTATAATAAGACCAGCGTTCTCAGCGAGAGAGTCTGCGCTTTCCCGATCTTCTTTGCTCCAGTTCGTTATATTCTGATGGAAGGAATCTTTCTCACTCACCAAGAAGAATGTCTTCACGTACTCCTTGCGCCACGTCTCTACGATCTTTATTTCTTTCCTTGCGATGTCGATAATCTCAGGATCAGTAATGACCATCGCGTTCTTATGAGCATCTTCACTCATGACGTACTGGCGACCGAAGAACCTCTGGAAGAACGTGGGCTTGAGTTGAACCTCGGAGCCTGCCGTCTGGTCGGTCATGAGAGACATTACCTGCTCCTCATGACCGGGGAAATACTCTTTCAATTTCGCAATGCTGAACCATTTACATTTGTGAAGATGTTCAAGGTCTGACAGGTCAAGTTTCTCGTGGGGTCCGAATAGGATGTCCTGCCATGGATACCGCTCGATGACGATACGCCCTTCAGGATTCGCATCGTAATCAACCGACACGTCCATCACTCCACGACCGGGGACGAGCTCATCGTAGAATACCTGATGCTTCTCAGCGTCAAGCATATTATCAGCGCTGACCTGCTTCATGACTTGGGTGTACACGTCAGCCGCCAGCTGGTTACCGCCTTCCAGAGGGATGTACTTGGGCTCCGTCGGGTTCTGTCTCTCGTAGCCCGAGAGCATGGCCACCTTCGCCTGCATTACATTTATATGAAGGACGGCCCTGTCCTTCGACCGCATCACCTGCGTGGTGCCAGATTCCCACTGATCAAACCAGCACATCTCCTCGGACTCAGCTGCCGTATTCAGGTTGTCTGCTTCATATTGAAGGTCACTCTTATACAGCTTCAGGCAAACATTCGCCGCGTCATCAGGCGCATCCTCTTTAGGCGTGTCAGGCATCTCATTGTCAATCTGTTCTTCAGACAACTCATGCTGGTGATGATCATCTCCCGATGGCTGTATCTGCCATCCGCGATCAACAGGGACAAGCTGTCCTGACTGCGGATCAGGAATAAAGTCGTGTGCCCGCATGACTAGATGATGATGACCGGCGTTGTCGGAAGTTGTTCCGCCGCCTCGCTCGCTCAGAAATACTATGTGCGCATGACCGCCAAATTCGGTCGTGCGCCGAAGTTCCGTTTGCAATCTTCACCTCTTGTCGGTAAATAATACAACGTCACAGCATGATTGTCAAGAATCATTATACCTATCAACCCTCATCCTACGACCGCATCCATCCCAATCTGTTATCTGAACTTCCCAACTCATCTTGCTCGTGTCTCTTAAAAGCAGCCCAGTATGCGTCACGGTCCCTTTCTCGCTCTGCTATCTTATCTGAAATAAAAAAAGAATACATTAAACTATCCATTTCATCGGGGCTTTCATTCAACTTCAGTCTTTTCATCAAGTCAGTTTTTAACTCAACCCTGACTCTTCCCTTTGGGTCGGGAATATATCTTACGGCAGATAGTTGAGAAATCAAATCTGCATCATCTGGTATCGAAATTAAATTTCGTTCAAATTGTTCTCTTAAAATCCAATGAAGTTCAGAACGAAGATTGTAGAACTTCTCTGGACTCCATGCTGCCGACACTCCATTTATTCCATGAACTCTTGGAAAATGTTCCAGGATTCTCTCCATGATTCCAGCCCCAATACCTCCCGCAATATCAATGCACACAGCCTCCGGGTCGAGCTCGTTGATGGCTTTAAGTATCCAGCCAGCCAGCTCGGTCTGAGAAAGCTGGCGATATTTTTTAATATCATAGACGATACCACCCTTCCTCACAACGATGACTGATTTATTTGTCCCTTGCCCAGCAACGTCAATTCCAAGTACGTAAGGCGCTCTTGGGTTCGGCGGGAGCTCTCTCCCCACAGCTCGATATATCCACTCGAACGGGATGAGAGTCCCCTCCTCAGCCTCAGGAGGTAGTCCATTAACATGGATTCGGAAATAATTAGAGTCTCGTCCATACTTGGCTTCAGCATTTGCGATAGCGATCTTCAGTCCAGGCCTGTCGCTCTTCTCCGCATCCCAGTGCGGCCTTATCCACTGCTCCCACTCTTTTCCGAAGTGGGTATTGTACGCGTACCCGCTTCGAATGACCGGGTTCCATATGAGGATGGTGACGTTGCACTTGTCAGTCTGCGTGCTCTCCAGAGGCTTAAACACATTATCCGACACAGCATTAGCCTCATCCACAATGGTGAGCGTGTAGGGAGCATGAAAACCAGCCAGAGCCTGATTCTCACCACTCCCGGCCTCGTCCGCCGAAGTCTTCCACACGATGAACTGCTCACTCTTACCCACCTCCTTCAGATATATAGTATCGGCCTCAACCTCAAATAGTTCACGGATGGGTGAGGCGTACACGCCATCAGGCGTTCTCATGTTAAGCCACTTTTGCATTTCGTTCCACAAATTTATTTTAATATTCTTCCCCGTCGGCGCAGTACACTGCACCCGGGAGTGCTCGAAGCAGAAGATAAACCACAGGGCCGCCCACGAGGACAGGGCGTCCTTACCAAGCCCATTAGCAGAGCGTATGGAGAGTCCACGCAAGAACGCATATCGCTTCTCCTCGTCGTCAATGGGAGTACCGTGGTACTGGCTCTCATAGAATTTCATCTTACTGAACACGGTGTTGCGCAACTCCCTCAACGCGTTCGCCTGCTGGTTGGTGATGCGGTTCTCCGCTCTCACGGATGGGTTGCACCCAAGAGCCTCCTGCACGAACAGCACCGGGTCGTTCTGCCAACGTAAGATGGCGTCCTTAAGGTCTGGTGTCATGACTTCACCTCCTGCCTGTCTGATCCAACCGCTTGACGCGTAGACACCGGAGCCGCCGAGGAGAAGTCCTCAGCCTCCCCATCTCCGTCGTCCAGCAGAGCAGGCGCCCCTCCACGCAGGGCCATCTCGCTCTGCTGGGTAGCCTGCCCAACCGCCTTCAACAGTGTCGCCACCTCTATATTCTGCGTGCTCTTGTTGTCCTCCAGCCGTCTGTTGTAGTTCAGAGTCCCAATGGCCTTAGACAGCTCCCCCAGCCCAGCCGCCGCGATCTTCTCGGGCGTCATGGCTGAGAGCATCTTCTGGATAGCCTCGCCCAACTGATGCACGAGCCCCTCCTGGGTGGGCGGGTCGATGGCGTCGGGGT